AATTTTAGTAAACCAAACATTATCAATCGTAATGCGTTCTTTTTGACCGTCCACTGCGTCAGGATCATCAAGTAAACCAATAAGAGTAGTACGAGGGTCGTGGCCTGCACTCCATTCTTCTAACAATTTACGATGATTGCGGTTGATAACGTTTTTAATTTTAATTGTGCCTTCGCCTTTGAGTGCTGTTACCTTGCTATCAACAGAGTTGCCGATGATTACGTCTTCACGTTGAGACTCAACGCCAGCTTCGAAACTTTCAATTTCAAATACTAACTCACCATCAAGCCACAATTTGCCGTGAGAGCCGTTCCAGCGACGGCGACCACGAAATTTAACGTCTTCAGCAGCACGAGCGAACGTTTGTAAATCAAATGTAAATTTGTCTTTATTCATGCTTGTATTCCTTTCTATTACATTGTGAATGTAATCTTCAAATCTTCCATAGCATCCACGAATTTAACTTTGCCGGACAAACCGATTTGAGAGCCAGTGTTGTATTCGCGAATTTGCATGTTAGTCATTTGAGATACATCCTCGCCTTTAATAATTGCGTAGTCTTTTTGGAATTGGAAATCGATATCTACTGTGTTACCTGCTCGGCTATCAAGCACGTTACCAGCCAATTGACCAAAGTATACCAAGATAGCGCCAATGAATAGCATTTTATGGTCGTAGTCATTGATGTATTTACCAACATAGTATTTTTTGAAAGTATCGCGAACATCGTCCGTAACCATATCCACGCCTTCCATAATTTTGATTTTACGGAATTCTTCGCCCTTATCAGTTGTGAATGTTTGCAAAGAGTTGCAAGCACGAGCAATTTTCACACCTTCGCCATCTTCTTCGTCGAATAAGTGCAATTCGCCTTTATCAATGCGGTCATTCAAGTCTTCGTACACTTTAACAGACTCAACTTCAGTTAATTTGAAATATGTAGCAGAGCGGTCCAATGCCAAGCCTGCTAAAATACCAGCGATACGAGCCGTATATTCGATTGGAGTATATGTTTTGTATGTAGTTTTACCAGCTGTATTTTGACCTGTAGCAACTTTAATTTCTTCTGTACAGAAATTAACAACGCCTTCATGGTCTGCCGCTACACTACCAACAACTGCTTTAACTGTTTTACGGCTGTTATTGCGTTCTGCTTTAATGTAAGACGCCAAGTCTTGTTGGTCTTGTAATGTACCAGTAGGAGCTGCGATATAGTTATAGCGAATGTGCTTCAACTGTTTTAACAATGTAGCTTGTGTATTTTTAGGTGCTTGAACGCTTGCTTTAGGCAATGTGTATACCAAGATACGTAAAGGAGTGCCGTCAAGACATTTCTTAATAAGATCCGTACTTGCTTCATCAAATACACCTTCAGGAATTTCAGATACATCAGAAATTTTATATTTATTTGATGTGTCAGTGCTTTCGCATTTCAAGATCAATACAACCACGCCACGTGCAGAACGTTTAATCGCTGTAATGCCTTTGGTTTTAAAGTCAATTAAGACCTGTGGTAAGCCAAATTTTTCGGTTTCGTTAGCCATTAGTTACCTCCTCGGTTAAATTAATACCATTAAGGCTAAAAGTAATAGTTTGAGCGACTTCATTTCGAATGAAACCTACTTCTTCATCTGTGAATGCGTCCTCAAATTCTAGATTGAAGATAAAGTGTAATACTTCATCTATGAATGTATGTTCAAAGTCGTTAATAGTAATGTATCTATCATCGACTTTAAGCACTGGTCTAAATAAGCACTCTAAACTATCAGACATTTCGTATAGTTCAGAGCGTTTAATTCGTCCGTATTTATCCTCAATAGGTCTAAAGGTAATATCTACCTGTACAGTCCTATCAAAGTATGTATAATCACCAACACCGGACCGGACGAACATTTCGATATAAAAATAAGGTGCATTCGACTTTTCTATGTTGTCGAAATACACCTTATAATTAGGATATTTACTTTTTAACAGCTCGACTAGAGCTTTCTGTATCGCCCTTAATTTAATCATTGGTTAAGTTCCTCAATATAATTCTCGCATTCCTAGCGAATTGACTACGCATGCCAACTATTGAGCGATGTAACATTTTACGGCCTTTAACATAACCGCCATTGCGTGTACGATGTCCGTATTCTACATGGTTTGCGTACTCGGTATTATTATAGATCTCAACTTTACCATTCATAACCCCTGTACGTTTCCATGAATTTCGTAGTAGGCCAGTATCAACAGGAGTTTTCATCTTAACATCGTTAATCATGAGTTCAGCACTTTGAGCGAGTACTGTGTCAACGTGTTCAGGATACTCACCTAGCGAATCGGAGAACTTTTGAATGAGTTCATCAAACCCTGTTAACTTAACCCCCATTATGCTTCACCGTCTTTCAATAACTTGATTTCTTGATGTGTCATATATTTGAACGGCGTATCAGCACGCATGACAAACGTTTGCCCCTCGTGCGAAATAGAAATTATGTCATTAGGTTTAACATCGTATTCAGGCGATAAGCACAAACGCAATCTATCACTTAATGTAAATGTGCTGTCTGTTTCGGTTCCATTAGTACTAGCAGATTGACCTGTTTGACCTAATCTACATGGAACATCACTATATAGCGCTGTTAACTCGTACACATCGGCGCCTATATCGTCAGTAGTTGCCATTTGCCGTGAGATAGTGCATGTATCTTTGTACATAATATCCGCAAGTAGCTTGCCGTATGCATTAGCCATTCGACCACACCACTTTTCTATATAGGTTTAGTTTAGTGCGAATGCTTTCAAAGTCTTTTTCACTAATACAGCCAATAGGAGACACGTCCTCAACAGCCCATGTAAACTCAACATCGTTTTCTTTTAACGATTTAAGAGGGCCGTGCGTATCACTAAACTTATCCTTGATATACTTAACAGCTAATTCAGAAGCAGTATAAATCAACGTTCTAGGAAAGTCCGCTCTGTGGCAGTAGTCCATACAATCAAGGATAAACTTTTCTGCGAATACATCTAAATATGTATCATAATTTGTATTATTTAAACTATCAACAACTGATACAAGGCGATGAGTGGCGTCAATAATGCCTTTCTTCGCATCGTCAAAATCTAGATATTTAACATTCCCCATAATTCACCCCCTTTTTTGCATTAAAAAAGCACTCTATATAGAGTGCTTAAAAAATCATCATATTATACTCTTCTTCAGTTGGTTGATAAATTGGTTTATTTTCGGCAATTGCTTTAGACAAATTTTGAATCCCAATTTTAAAATCATCAACTGTTGGATTTAATGGTTCATAATAACTGACACGATCCAAAGAGTGCTCACCAAAGATAGAAAGATAGGCATTCTCAACTGTATGTAGTTGTTCTAATATTGAATTATATTCTTTGTCATTCATTTTTATCACCTATACAGTTAAAATCATACCAATTATAAAATGTAGATACTCTACATCATCAGCAATGGTTGCATAAATTCTTTTGTTAGAACGATAATCATATTTCTTATACTGTCCATTTTCCTGCGGAGCAAATATTGATTCAAGGCCCATACTTAAAACCTCTGAAGCATCATTCCCATAATCTTTGCCTATGTAAGGATTAATAAAGTTATCCGCGTATGTTGATTCGGTCCTATATGCTGGTATATTTAACAAATCAGCAAGTAATTCTACTTTTTCGCCATGTGTACGCATATTGCGAAATTCTATGGATAGTCTTAAAGCATCTTTATTAAAGAATTCAACCATATGTCCAATTTCATGAAAAGGAGTTGTTTTATTAATTCCGTTCATATGTATCGAAATGTATCCAGTCATTGGATTACCATCCTGGTTCCAATCTATTTTACCACTACCTAATTTTGCTAGCGGGCTAAAATAACCTCTATCAACCTTTCGAGAACATATTTTTCGTTTTCCATCCTTTAAATACTGCACCCAATCACTAGGATACACATTAAAAGCTTCTTGTAATAGTTTTTTGTTCGCTGTATTAACACCTTTAGCCCACATTTCTTTAGGAATACTTGAGCCAATATCGCGATACTCAGATAATATATTTTTTAACTCATCTATATTGCCTATAGCATCAACAATATTATGCTTTTCAGCAACCATTTTTCCTATATTTATTATATCCTGTGGAGTAGCATTTGGTAAATCGATTTTTACAAGTTTATCACGTATCATATCGCTTGTAACAGTTTTTTCAGGAATATGAGCAACAGATTTAATGGTTTTAACTGCTTTTTGTTCACTACGCCACTCAGAAAACGTTTTAGACTTATCAACATATATTGCTTTCCAATTATCATAGTCCATATTGCGAGGTATTTTCTCATATCGTGTAGGCTCGTTCTTATTAGCTTTTGCCATTTTAACAGTACGAGAACCGCTAGTTGTTTTCTTATCTAGCGTACCTGCTATTGTGGATCTACATCGTGGATGTAGAGGTGGAACATTCGTTCCCACTTCAGCATCTGCAACAGGATATATATTGTTGTCGTGTTGACGGCAAGTTGAGGATGTTCTCTTATCTATTGTCGCTATGAATTGAAAGTATTCCATATTAGCGGACTTCAAAGAGTCTAATGTAGCTTGATTATGAACATAGTTGAGTTCAGTCCTAACCAGTCTAACAGCGTTATTCTTCGATACGTTCATACGCTCTTGAACTTCTTTAGCTAGCTTTTCGACTGATGTTCCTCGATGTACATTACTAACTACAACCTCTTGAATAGTCTTTGATAGCTTATCAGAGTTATCCCAAATGCGAGTACTATAATTCTTACCACTCCACGGAGTACGTAACACACTTTCAACATGTTTGTTATCAACAGCAACGCCTAAAGGGCCTTGCCCTCGTTTAGCCAGTTCATATGCAGAATGTAACCGATTATCTTTGTAGGCAGATTTTAAAAAGCCTGTAATCGATGCATTTGTCTTTTGCCCTAGCTTATCAATCTCAATGAGCGTATCTCCATACAACTTATCAAGCCTTGATATACGAGAACGCATGGAAAGAGTATTTAATTCTAGTAACGTTTTATGGTTACCAGTTTCTTTATACTCTTTTATGTACTCTTCAACGTCTTTTTTCCAAGTTCTAAACTCAGGACCATTGATTAACTTTTTAGCTTCGGCAATAGATATACCATTATCATTAGCAAACTTCCCATAAAGCTGTTCAATGTTAGCTTGAATGCGTTGAGCTGACCGTTCATATTGAGCAGCAAGCTCTTTTTCTACGGTTTCCTGGCTCTTCTTATTCCATTCTTCCTCGCGTTCAGTGCTTCTCCTAGCCCAATATGAATCAGCGCCCATAATTACACCCCTTAACCTAATTTATGAGTAAATTTAACAATGCGAATTTGTTTAGGTTCGTATACACGTTTCCAGTTGCCTGCATCTTTCAATTCTGCACGAGATACAGATTCAGCATGTGCACGAGTTTTATTTTGCCATGCTACCCCACGTGGATGCATGATAAATGCTTTACGCATAATCAAGAAATCAACGCCGGAACCTTTACGTTTATCGCGGTCAACTTCTGTCTGTTCCATACCAACAGGAGAGCCAACACCAAACGCAATCGCACCTTCACCGAACAAATAAGTTGTGTATTTGTCAGTATCAACAGGGCAACCATCGTCAACAATTACACGACGGCCCATGTAGTAATCGAAGGACGTTGCGTCAGATTGGCGAATGGTTTGAATTAAGTTCAATTTATCAAGATAGGATTTTGTTGCGGAGTGCATAACAACTGCAGTCAAGGCGTTACGAGCATCGCCCATAAGTTGCATTGCATCAATGAACGCTTCGCCGGAGAAGTTAGCGGCTTTACCAGTTTTACCGGAAATATCTAAAATATGGTCTGTCATGCTAGTAGATGCAAATACACCGTCAAGGATATTCAACAATTCCTTTTGATGGTCGCGTGCCCAGAAACTTGCAGCTAAATCACCAATAGCTTTCATAGGATCAGTACCGGCTAATTGAGCAGCCAAGTCTGTGGAGCTCCACATTTTAGCACGACGAATTGTAGTAGATGTATCTTGATTAGATGTGATTTTTGCCGCTGTAAGGTCTTGACCTTCGATTACATCTTCAGAGTCGCCAGTTAAATCATTAAAGAATGGCATATTATGAACTTGTGCTGGTTCACTTGCTAATTTATCGAATTGAGAGTCGCGAGTGATAATGCCAGATTGGAAAATAGCGGACAATTCAGCCGTACGATTGACAACATAGTTCGCAAAAAACGGCGTAGGGTTAATAATGTCTTGTAAAGTTGTTCCCATTAGTTACCTCCTAGGGTTAGAAATTGATTTCAACACCTGCTTCACTTGCTAATTGTTTAGCCTTAACAGGGTCTTTAGAAAATAGTTCCGCTTGTTGCGTTAGATTGTAATGTTCTTTAGAGAATGGGTTATTTGTAGGCGTACCGCTTCCCTTGTTAGGATCATATTTGAATTTAGGGTCGCCTTCAGGTTTGAATAAGAATGATTTATTGGTTTTTAATTCCTTTAATTGTTCGTTCAAACCAGTTACTTTACCATCTTCACCAAGAATGAGTTTAGACTTATCAATCAAGTTAGCTACGAGTTCAGCGTCCTGAGCTGTATCACCAATTGCTAATTGAACAGCAGTAGATATTTTTAAATTCTTCAAATCTTGCTCTGCCTTTAAAGCATTAGCTTTATTTTCGGCTTGCAGTTTTGTGATTTTATCTTTAAGAGTTGTAATATCCCCCTCGCTGTCCTTTAATGTCTTTAACTGCTTATCACGGTCCGCAACAGTGGTTTCAAGGTTTTTCTTTTCCGCGATAACCTCGTTAAATCGCGATTTAGGTACATATTCACCATCCAAGAATGCTTTAAATTCTTGCGTTGCGTTTTCGATTTTATCTTCCGCAATGCCTAATTTTTGTAATAATTCTTTTAGTGTCATGTAATGTCTCCTATCCGGTTTTTACCGTGGTTTACCTG